AAAATGTTAGCCATTGTTTGATTGACATTGGTGCCCTTGCTTTTGCGAGCTTCCTCATTCAACCGAATCTTAACCTTGGGAGTACCTGCCTTATGCCATTTATCAGTGGACACAAGCTCACCAGTCTCAGAATTGAACGTTTGCAATGTAGCAAAATACCACAAAGAAACACCACTTTCCACATGGACATTCAACTGGTCAATTACATCCTTGATGTAGAACAGATCAACATCATAGCAAACTAAACTATTTTGTGGGTTTTCATTCCACTCATATAGGTTTCTGCTTTGGGTAACAGTGAATAAATTCATTTGTAACTCCTACGTTTCCAGTCTCCGGCTTTCGAATACCGGAATAGGAATAAATCACATGGGCCATGCGCTTTGTTGGTAAACCTATCGCGCAACCGAACGTCCTTTCGTTTGTAAAGCTTACGCCATTTTTGTAGTTGTTCTGTTGACAGCAACAAATACACCTCATCAGGATACCAGTTTAAATCATGATCTTTGGATGTGACAAACTTCCAAAATTCATCAGTATCAATGAGCTTCTCTCCTTGGTAAGCAAAAGCTTTTAAGATGAAACAAGCGCAGGAATTAAATCCCCATGTTTCAATCTCACAAACTTTTACATTGTCTTTATTAAAGATAAGACCAACTTTGTTGCTATCATAGTTAGTATTTTCCTTCCACTTTATGCTAAACATACGTCCTCCCCACTACCAATAAACATTTTGGGTTCCTCAATATGACACTCATCACAGGAATTTTGAGCACGTTCACAGAACACGCACATGGGAACGGCCATGGGTTCAGGCAATTGATACTCATGACGAGTTTTCTCAAGGATAGAATTGGCATTATACATAATATCTCTCATTTGTAAGAGTGACGCAAAACGTTGGACGGAAGCACAAAATAGACAATGTTACCGCCTTTAAGACGGCAGCGTTTGATTGTAATTTTAACAAATTTAAGCATTTTAAATGCCTCCTTTATGTGACGAATTTAATCCTTTGAGCAATGACATATCAGTGACCAATATATAATTACTTTTAGGCATTGGAACGACAGTGTGCTTCCTACGTAGGGCTATTTTCTCCCCACATTGGGCACAGGTTGGACGTTGCATGTGTCTACGCTGAGGCTCAACCCTCACAGCATAGCAACAAGTACAGATGGGCAAATGATTTTCGCGCATGGCATTGTTGATAGACCTTAGTTTACCCAGAGCAAGAACGCTGTGCATACTGAAATAATAAATAAGGCAATGTAAAATTCTTTATCAGTCATAAAGTATCTTTCAAAAAAATAACAACAAAAAAAGCCTGAAAAATCAGGCAACAAAAAAACCCGCCGAAGCGGGAATTAAGAATCTTAATGTTAAGATTTATTCTGAGAATGTTATTTCAATATTGTGATGTTCAAGCATCATAATTTGATATGTCATATCATCAATTTGACCATTTTCGTATTGTGCCTCAATGGATTCGATACTTGGCTTGGCACTTGCTTTGCTTATTGCACTATGCGCCATGCTTGAAACGTCACCTACTTGCTGATGTACCATTGTCAGGGTTTCAGCCTGTTCCCGGTATAAACCCTCATAAGTGCTGAGCATGGATTTCAGGGCGGCAATGGCCGTTACATAATCACCGAGATTAGTTTTCTCCGTACGATTCACAATGTCAGAAGACAAGGTGACCAATTTTCCAGCAATACCGGTTTTCTCAGTGTCAGTAGTTTTGACTTGATTCAGCATTTCCTTGATGGCATTTATTGGAATAAGTTTTCCATTGTCCGTACGCGGCAGTTTTCCTAAATGACAAAATAACTTGCTGACATAGGATTTAACCATAGCGTACGTGCCTTGACGCAAATTGATACTGTATTCCTGCCACAGTTTCTCAATAGTGGCGGGTTTATTACCCTTGTCGGTTAAGTCAGCCACAAAAATAGGCTTCATATACTCAATTTCAATATCACGCAAAGCACCACGAAACTCAGGGGTGATTTTCTCGCCTACTGGTGTCTGACCCTTATACAGATCAAAACGTTCTGAATCAAGCATACGGACAAGCAACGATAGAGCACCGACAGAAGCATGCTTACCCGCATCCTGTTCCTTGCGAATAAACTTGATGGAATCAAGGTCAGACGCGAATTCAAGCAAAGCAATTTTCTCAGCTTGGTTTTTCTCATTGACAATAATTACATTATCGTTCGTGAAGTCAATAGTTTTCATTACAGTTTCCTTGTGTATCGAATACGTCACTGTTTTTATAGTGTACGTTTCTTAACGTTAAGATTTTAAATCTCAGTATTTTGGGCATGAGATATCCCCTAAGTACCGAAACTCACTTTGTAGTACTTTCGTACTAGTAACGAACAAGTGTTGTTTTTATGCAACAATCCAAGCACGATGTCCGGGATGCAATATATATAGCATGTAGTGTGCCAACTATGCCAAGTGAGGCATAAGGTATACATATTTAAATATCAAGTGTACTTAAGTATTCAAATAAAGTTATCAACAGAATATACATGTCCACAGGATGCACCAAAATAGTACAACTGTGCACCAATATGGTAATAAATATCCCCAAAACAGTGCACCCTGTGCATAAATTGAATAACTCAAGGTTATCCACAGGGATGTCCACAGGTTGTGGATAAGTTTATAGGGTATGAGTACATAAGTATTACATGGGGTTTTTATGGGGTTTATCTACCATGACAATCTTACAGAAAACTTACATAAAATAATATCCTTACATTTTTGTGGGGTATGGTTGACAATGGGGCTTATGTAGTGTAAGAAAAAAAGTCGTTATGTTTTATAACTGTATGTATACTTATTAATTGACACGCGGTGTAGCTAAGTGACTGATTTATAAATTGAGTTGTGACACCATCCATCATGGGCACATTGTTATTATAAGGAGGGGGGGGGGAAACTTGGCTTCCATGTAATTTACGTAATGCAGCTCACTACGATTTTTATACTTTTTTAAAAGGAGGGCTGTTACTTACACATGAGCTAAAATACTAAAATTGTATGGGGGCTCGTTTAAACGGGCTACAAGGCTGTTTTAATAGGAGTGGCTACATACCCCTTACCTAGGGTATTACAAGAGCTTCTAGCATGGTTTAAATGTGTTTTAAAGCTATTTACGTGCTGCTCGGCAAGCCTCGCATAACCTTCAGGTTCAACCTTTAAGTTCAACTCATACCTGCGCTTCGCGCATACGTGTATATAGTTATATAAATATATATATATAATATACTAATATACTATAATATATATATATACTAATATATTAGTATAACACATATTTTGTATTTGTCAAGTACTTCCTGTAAAATATTTTTATAACTTTTTTTTAAAAAAATAACAAAACACTTGACTTTTGTATTTATTTATGGTATAATATAGGTATACGCTGTTACTTTTGTAACATGCTCCTGTTAATTAAAGATCTTTTGCAAAGGCAAAACATGTCACTTACAGACAATCCAAATACAAAAAACCGTAAACCTAAAACACGTGCTGTTGATGTTGGTACAAACAAATCCTGGTCTGATAAACAAAAACTAGAAGCAGTTCAGAGTTGGTTGCTGTTAGGCAATTTAGCTTTAACCAGTAGAATCTTGTCTATCCCTGAAGTAACTCTTCGTGTATGGAAAGCCACTGAATGGTGGAAAAACTGTGTTGAAGAAATTAAATTGCAAGATGACATGCAAATGTCTGCTCGTTTAAAAAAGATTGTTGATGCCAGTTTAATGGCTGTTGAAGACAGGCTCATCAATGGTGATTTGATGTATGACCAAAAATCAGGTGAAATGGTTCGTAAACAAGTCAATATGCGTGATGCTCACAAGGTTGCTGTTGACTTAATGGATAAGAAACAAATCCTGGATAAAACAGCTAGTCCTGTCCAAGAAGAACAAAAAGATGAAGATAGGTTGTTAAAGCTTGCTGAAAAGTTTGCTGCTTTTGTAACGCAAAAGAAACAACCCATTACCATTGATGCAGAAGACATTGAGATAAAGCAGGATAATTCAGCGGTAGAAAGCCAGGCTCATAATCTGGAAGTCGAGGGTTCGAGTCCTTCTCCTGCAACCAACAAAGAGATTTAACATGCCTTACATGAAAAACGGGAAACGGGATTACAAACGTGAAAATGCTTTGTACAACAGTCGTCCTGAACAAATTAAAGCTCGTACAGAGCGTACCCTATTACGAAGGGAAGCCAATGCAACGGGTGTTACCAGTAAAGGCGATGGCAAAGACCTCGACCACAAAAAACCCTTATCTAAAGGGGGGTCCAACACAATGGCCAATGCACGAGTTACCACTAAAGCAGCCAACCGCAGTTTCTCACGAAATGCCAATGGTAGCCTTAAAAGTCAGACAAGCAAGCGAGAGCGCAGCAAGAAATGAAAGTAACCTCTGAAATTATCCAGGGTTTTGTTGGCTCTGTCCTCTCATCACGCTTTGACGGGCAAGCAGCAACTCCGGAGTTTCATAAGGAATGTTGGGAGTTGTGCTGCTCCAATGAAAAGTTTGTAGCAATTGCTGCCCCACGGGGCCACGCCAAGTCTACGGCAGTAACGTTAGGCTATGGGCTAGCAACGTTGTTGTTTAGAGAACGTAAGTTTATGCTTCTTGTTTCAGATACGGAAGCTCAAGCCACTTTGTTCTTGGGAACATTTAAACAAGAATTGCAAGACAATCCTGAACTTATTAATTTGTTTGGGATTAAAAGAAATGAAAAGGGTTTGGTTCAGTTTGCTAAAGATACTGAATCAGACATTATAGTTGACTGTCAGGACGGACATAAGTTCCGTATCATTGCCAAAGGTGCGGAACAGAAGCTCCGTGGATTGATTTGGAATGGGTCTCGTCCAGACATCATTATGTGTGACGATATGGAAAACGATGAACTTGTTATGAACAAGGAACGTCGTGAGAAGATGCGGAAGTGGTTTAAAGGTGCTTTGCTGCCTTGTAGAAGCGATTCTGGAATAGTTAGGATGGTGGGTACCATTTTGCACTCAGACAGCCTTCTAGAACGCTTAATGCCCAACTCTTCTGACAAGCAAACCATCGTACAAGAACTTAAACAATGGTCCACCCGTAAGGGTATGTGGAAATGTGTTAAGTACCGAGCACATAATAGTGACTTTACTAAACTGCTGTGGCCTGATAAAAAGAACGCTGCAGAGTTTAAAATGCTATACGAAGAAGCTGTTAAAGATGGCACTACCGACATTTACAGCCAAGAGTATTTGAATGAGCCAATTGATGAGTCTGTGTCTTTCTTTAAACGACAAGACTTCTTGCCTCTTACACAAGACGATAGGCAAATGAAACTCAACTACTACATTACTGCTGACTTGGCTATTTCCGAAAGTGAACGTGCTGACTTTTCTGTATTTGTAGTAGCAGGTGTAGATGAAAATAAACGAATTCACGTAAAGAACATTATTCGTGAGCGTATGGATGGTAAAGAACTTGTAGACACCTTTATGGTGTTACAAAAGCTTTATGATCCTATTGCCATGGGTGTTGAGGATATGCAAATCTCCAAGGCCATTGGCCCATTCTTGCGTGAAGAAATGGTTAAAAATAACACATATATTTCTTTGCTTCCATTGAAGCACGGTGGTAAAGATAAAACAACCCGCGCTCGTAGTGTGCAAGCACGACTTAGGGCGCATGGTATTAAGTTTGATAAAGAAGGCGATTGGTATCCCATCTTTGAAAATGAATGTTTGTCTTTCCCTCGTGGTAAACATGATGACCAAGTAGATGCTTTTGCCTACCTTGGACTTATGCTTGACATGTTAATTGAAGCTCCTACTAAGGAAGAAATAGATGATGAACATTATGCAGAAGAGCTAGAATCTTCTGATCTTTCCCATCAAGGGCGTAGCGAATTCACAGGATATTGAACATGGATGACGAACAAAAACCTCTAGCAGCAATGCTAGAAAGTGTAAATATTGCTGAGTCCCTTGAAGAGCAACTTCTCAAGGAAATCGGTGCCGAAGCTTTTAAAGGCTTTGATTTGGATCATCAATCACGGATGGATTGGGAAAAACATGTTGACGAGTGGACAAAACTGGCAAAGCAAACTGTGGAACCTAAAACGTATCCATGGCCCAAGGCTTCTAACATTAAATACCCTTTGTTGTCTACCGCTGCCATGCAATTTGCGGCACGAGCTTATCCCTCTCTTGTTCCTTCCAATGGGAAACTGGTAAACGCTAAACCAATTGGTAAAGACCCAGAAGGCACTAAAAGTAAAACGGCTGAAGCTGTGTCTACTTACATGTCTTATCAACTCCTTGAAGAGATGGATAGCTGGGAAGAAGAAATGGACAAGATGCTCATTATGCTCCCAATTGTGGGCACGATGTTTAAGAAGACCTATTGGGACCCTCTTAAAGAAGCCAACTGTTCTCATTTGGTAATGCCTAAAAACTTGGTTGTCAATTATTGGGCACGTAGCCTCAAAGACGCTGAGCGCATTACAGAAATTATTGAGATTAGTCCACGTAAAGTTAAAGAGCGCCAGCAAAGTGGTTTGTGGCTTGATGTTGAGTTTTCACATCCTGCTCCTGAAGGTGTAATGAATGCACCCTCAGTTGTAGACAGCACTACCCCATACACATTCTTGGAACAACATACGTTCTTGGATTTGGATGACGATGGTTATAAAGAACCTTACATTGTTACTTTGCACAAAGAGAGCAAAAAAGTTGTTCGCATTGTAGCTCGTTTTGACGAAACAACAATTAAACTTAATCTTAAGGGTGAGATTCAAAAGATTGATCCTATTCAGTATTACACAAAGTTTGGTTTTATTCCTAACCCTGATGGTGGTTTTTACGACATTGGTTTTGGTGTACTGCTTGGCCCAATCAACGAATCTGTAAATACTGTTATTAACCAATTGCTTGATTCAGGACATTTGTCCACGTTACAAGCTGGTTTTATTGGTAAAGGATTACGTATTCGCATGGGTGATACTCGCTTCCTTCCAGGTGAATGGAAAGCAGTTAACTCTACTGGCGCTGATCTCAAACAACAAATTGTTCCGCTTCCCACAAAAGAACCAAGCAATGTGCTGTTTCAATTGATGGGTAGTTTGATTACTTCAGGTAAAGAACTTGCTTCTGTAGCAGAGATTTTTGTTGGTAAAATGCCGGGTCAAAACACGCCAGCAACTACCACAATGGCTACTATTGAACAAGGTATGAAAGTGTTTACAGCAGTTTATAAACGTCTGTATCGCTCTATGACTGAAGAATTTAAAAAGCTTGCACGACTCAATAACTTGTATTTAAACCCTCAAACTTATGTTGATGTGGTAGATATGGAAGTTGGTCCACAAGATTTTGACATGAAAGCGCACAATATCTTCCCAGGTGCCGATCCAACAGCGGTTTCTCAAACAGAGAAATTGCTTAAAGCACAAGGTTTGATGGAATTATTGCCTACAGGTATCCTTGATCCTGTTAAAGTTGTTCAACGAGTGCTAGATGCACAAGAACAACCAAATTGGCAAGAGCTTTTGAATCAACAAGTAGCTCAAACAGGACAAATACAACAACCACCTGACCCTAAAATGCTTGAAATGCAGATGAAAAGTCAAATGGAACAACAGAAAATCGGTCTTCAAGGACAAGCCCAACAACATAAGATGGAGTTGGAGTCCCGAGACGCACAAGTTAAACTTGCCATGAAAGCTGAGGAGCATGCATTAGACATGCAACATAAGCAAGACATGTCAGGTCTGCAAGCCGCAGAAGCAGTACATAAGCAACGCATCTTTTCAGCAACAGAGCAGGCCGCTTTCTTGCAGAAACTTATGCATGCGGATGTATCACATCAGCAAAAAACAACTCATGCTGAGCAAGCGGCTCAACAACAGGCTAAGAAGCCATCCAAAGGAGCTAAATAAGAGTGAATAAGTCAGATTTTATTGATTGGAAACGTCATCCTGTCACTCAGGTGGTTTTTAATCAACTCGCAAGTCGCGTAAAAGAACTGCAAGAAATCCTAGGGGACTCTGCAGGACGAAACCCTATTCAAGATGTAGAGTTTGTTGGAGCTATCAAGGCTTACAAAGACATTTTGAATATTGAATATGAAGGCAATGAGGAGACTCAATGATTGTACCCACTCTACACCGAATTCTTGTTAAAGCTGACAAGTTGGAAGAAACAGACAAAACTTATGTTAAAGCTACGGCAATGGGACTTGTCCTACCCGAGCATGAAGATAAGAAACGAGCGCAAGCAGGTGTCGATAGAGGACGTGTTGTGGCCATTGGCCCCACAGCCTTTCGAGACTTTAACACAACTTCTCCCATTGTAATTGGTGACTATATTGCATATGCTCGTTTTGCGGGTAAAGCACTAGAAGACCCATATACACAAGAAGAATTTGTAGCATTGAACGATGAAGACATTGTCTGTGTCTTCCATCAAGAATAAGGAGGCCTTAGATGGCAGAAGAAATTAACGTTGTCGTAGAAGACAACAACACACCCTCTAATAACGAACCACAACTCTCTGCTGCTGAAGAAAAAGCAATGGATCAAGGTTGGGTTCCACAAGATCAGTGGGAAGGTGATCCAGATCAATGGCGTCCTGCCAAAGAATTCCTGGACCGAGGAGAACTCTTTAAGAAAATTGAAGATCAAAACCGTACGATTAAAGAATTTAAACGTGCCCTAGATGATCTTAAAGGCCATCACGCTAAGACCCGTGAAACAGAGTATGCCAGAGCATTGCTTTCTTTAAAGACGCAGAAAAAGACTGCTCTTGAAGATGGAGATGCAGATTCTGTTATTCGACTAGACGATCAAATTGATCTAGTTAAAGCAGAACAAAGCAAATTGCAAGTGCAAGCTGCTGTACAAGAACCCACTCAAGTTGATCCTGAATTTACTTCATGGGTTGATAAGAATGGTTGGTATGAATCTAACCAACCCATGCGAGCGTATGCTGATGCACTGGGTCGTGACTTGGCTTTTAAGGGACTTACCCCTTCAGCCGTTCTTAAAGAAGTAGAGCGACAAGTTAAGATGGAATTTCCTAATAAATTTACTAACCCGAATCGCAATAAGCCGGGTGCAGTTGAAGGAAGTACTAACAAAGGTGGAAAAGGTGGGGATTCCTATACCCTTTCCGATGATGAGCGTCGAGTGATGCAACGATTTGTTCGCACGGGTGTAATGACTGAAAAGGAATACATCGACCAGTTGAAACAAATCAATAAAGGAGCTTAATATGAGTGACATTAAAGAAGCTATTGCGAAAAAACCCAGTGGTCGTCCGCAGCGTATACCTGTTGGTACACGTAATGTTTTAACAGTGGCTGGCAAAGATGCCAACTACGCCTATAGAATTATTAATGACTCGGGAGATCGAGTGCAGGAATTTATGGATGCTGGCTATGAGCTGGTTGAAGCAAGTTCTGTGAGGGTGGGAGACAAACGAGTTAATTCCGGTTCTTCGGAAGGCTCTAAAGCTCAACTTTCAGTTGGACAAGGACAGAAAGCATTTGTGGTCCGTATCAAAAAAGAATGGTACGAAGAAGATCAACAAGTGAAACAACGCCGTGTCGATGATCTGGAAGCAGCCACCAAAGCTAAAGCTCTTGATGGTACTTATGGTAAGCTCGAAATTACTCGAGACTAACTTCATCTAAGTGCCATTAGAACCTGTCTATTTAATTAATGGAGAATTGCTAATGGCAAGTGTATCTCGTATTAACGGGTTTCGTCCTGTTAAAACTATTACTGGCGCACCTTATAACGGTCAAGCCAATTTGTATTTTGTTCCCTCATCTGACTCCACTGTGATTATGGTTGGTGATGCTGTTAAGCTGGCGGGTGATGCCCGTGCTGCTACCGGCGCACCTACTGTGACTCGTGCAGGCGCTACTGACACCCCAGTTGGTATCGTTGTTGGTATTTTGTTCACTGGTGTTGGCGACTTGACCAACATTCCTCCTGTTGTTGATTTGAACACCCCCGTGTATCGTCGTGCTAGCACTGACCGTTACCTGTTGGTGTCTGATGATCCTAACCTGATCTACGAAGTTCAGTATGCTGGTACTAGCGTTGCTGCTGCCACCATTACTGCCAACGTGGGTCAAAACGGTCAATTCACTACTACTGCTGGTAACACCACTTCTGGTGCTTCTGGTATGCAGTTGGATAGCTCGGGTTTGGCTACTACAGCTACTCTGCCCTTGAAGATTGTGGGCTTCCCCAATCGTCCTGATAATATTCCTGGTGATGTGTATTTCAGTTACTATGTGAAGCTTAACAGCGTTACATATGGCACTGGTACAGGTCAAGCAGGCGTTTAATTTTTAGGAAAGGTAGAATATGTCTATTATCAACAGCGGTAGTTTTTCCAAAGCGCTATGGCCAGGCGTAAATGCTTGGTATGGCAAATCATACAATGAGTATGAAACAGAGTACGACACTCTGTTCGACAAATATACTTCGAACAAAGCGTTTGAAGAAGATGTCGGTATTTCGTCATTTGGTCTGGCCGTGAACAAGCCTGAAGGCGCTGGCATTTCGTATGACAGCGAACGTCAAGCGTTCATTACCCGTTACCAACACGCCGTGTTTGCTCTGGGTTTCATCATTACTCGTGAAATGATGGAAGATGACCAATATGATGTGGTGGGTCAGCGCAAAGCTCAAGGCTTGGCTTTCTCAATGCGTCAGACTAAAGAAGTCATTGGTGCTAACGTGTACAACCGTGGTTTTAACGCTTCTTATACCGGCGGTGACGGTAAAGAAATGTTGAGCAACGCCCACGTTAACTTGAAGGGTGGTACTTGGTCCAACACTTTGTCTACTGCAGCCGACTTGTCGGAAGCTGCTTTGGAACAAGCCTGTGTGGACATTGCTGGTTTCACTAACGATGCTGGTCTCTTGATCGCCATCCGTCCTGACCAGTTGATTATCCCCCGTCAATTGATGTTTGAAGCAAAACGTATCTTGTCTTCGGATGGTCGCGTTGGTACTGATAACAACGATCCTAACGCTTTGAAAGCAATGGGTTTGATTCCTAAAGTCAGCGTCAACCATTTCTTGACTGATACTGATGCTTGGTTTATCCGTACTAATGCTCCTCACGGCATGAAATACTTTGAGCGTCGTGCCGACCAGTTCGACATGGATAACGATTGGGACACTGAGAACGCTAAGTTCAAAGCTACTGCTCGTTACAGCTTTGGTTGGACTGATCCCCGTGGTATCTACGGCTCCCCTGGCGCTTAATTAATTGGAGGAGACAGAAATGTTTCCTCCTTTTTAAAGGATAAATTATGGGTTTTCTTGTATCTAGTATTACGCCGTTCAGTCCCCTTGGCCCAACAACCAACATTCCTTCTAGTAAAGATGTTGTTGTTAAAGCTTTTAAAGTGGCCCGTACGGACACAGCTTCCACATTGAAAGCAGTGCTTCCAGGTGATGCTTCGATTCTTAACGTGATTTTGTATGGCAGTGTCGCTTCTGATTCTGCTACTTCTGCTTCAGTTACAATTACCGCTGCCAATAACAGTGGTACTGTGTCTAGTGGTGCATATGATGTTAAAGCTAACGGAGCAACAACTGGTATTGTTCAAATGTCTGGTTTGCCTAATCTTCAACCTGTGCCTTTGACAGGTGATTTGAAAATTACTGCAGTTTATGCAGAAGTTGGCGCTTCCACCACTGGTGGCGACTGGTACGTAGTAGTTACGTACGTGCGTTAATGGGAGGGGCCTTGTGCCCCTTTCTCTTATTATATTGATCTTACAGGAGTGAGAAATGGCATCTTCAATTTCTTCTGGCGTACTTAACGCCGACACATTGCTTTTTACTGGTCGTAACCGTATTAATGCTCTTACGGTTTTTAGTGATGGTACAAACGCTGCTACCGTAGATTTGTATGACAATACTTCTGCCGCTTCTAAAATTGCAGTTAAAGGCAAATGTCTTGGAGCAAATTTAGTTAATCACATTATTTTTGAAAATCCTGTGATTATGGAAAATGGAATTTATGCTGACGTAACAGGAACGGGCGCTACGTTCATTGTCTATTACGGCGGTTAATATGAGTGCAAAAGCTGCTGGCAAATTTATAGGAGTTTTATTCCTAAGTCGCACAGTAGCTCATCAATTGCACCTAAAAACAAATAGCTATGCTCAGCATGTTGCTCTGAATGTTTTCTACGATGAAATTGTAGATTTAGCAGATGGCATTGCTGAACAATGGCAAGGTGAGTATGAAGAGCTTCTAGATATTCCCACATTGGCTGCTAAAGACGCTAATGAACCTCTTAAGTATTTGAAAGAAACTCTTAAGTGGATTACAGACAATCGCTACGATGCTTTTGAACGTACAGATACATCCATTCAAAATGATGTAGATAATGTTGTCAAGTTGTTTCGTAGTACAATTTATAAACTTAGGTTTTTAAAGTAATATGAAAAACCATCTTTTACTAGGTAACTGGAACGCTCTTTGTGATTCTTGTGGACGCAAGTTCAAGGCTCTTGACCTTAAAAAAAGGTGGGATGGTTTGATGGTTTGCCAACAGGACTACGAAAATCGGCATCCCTCTGACTTTTTGCGTGTGCAGAAAGAGAAAATTAATGTTGACTTTGCTCGACCTTATCCTGCACAAGATACTTATGTAGGTTATCTTTGTTCTATTTATGAACTGTCTGGTGCAGACAAAGCTTCTGCTGATTGTGCACGAGCTAATTCAAATATTCCAACAGGAACATTTGATGAAGAAACCAATTTTATTTACGAAGACGATTATGCGGCTATTGCTGGAATGGCAATTGCTGGATGGGCCATTACTGGCCGTGTTTACAGTTTGTCTCCTGGAGCTTAAATGACAAGTACTATTTTTATTGATAAACAAACCGTTATTCAAGCAGATTGGCTTAATGATGTGAACGCTAAAACATATAATGATACTAGTAACACTATAGCTTATCAACCCGCTGTTACTAATGCTGTGACAACTACAGTACAAAGCAAGTTGCGTGAGTGGGTTAGTGTCGATGATTTTGGCGCTGTTGGGAACTATAACGCAGCAACGAATACCGGTACGGATTGCACAACGGCCATTCAAAATGCCCTTAATTACATTAGAGACACGGTTGTCGTTGATGCTTATTCTTTAAAAGGTGAACTTTATTTACCAGAAGGCAAATACTTAGTCTCCAGCACTCTATTTGTTTACGGACATACAACAATAACCGGCCCAGGCACTATTGTGTATAGCGGTTCTGGTGTTTGTCTTAACTTATCCCCAGGCGGCGTTAGTCAAGTGCAAATTCACATCAACCAAATAGGATTGATGTGTACTAGCGCAACAGCGACCGTGGCAATTTATTCGCTAAACAACCTTCGTCAAACAATTCAATCGGTGGTGATTGCTGGCGATCCGCGTACAGAGTATGGCGAAGCGCGATGGACTACGGCTGCAATTCAGTTGGATAGTTCAAGCCTGCTTAACACGTTTCAAATCAATATTTGGGATTGCGTTATCCAACGGATAGCTGGCGATTCGATTTTGATGACAGGTGAGGGCGGTCAAAACAGTGTGTTTATTCTCGGTTGTTCAATTGAAGCAAGTGATGGATATGGTATTCGCGGTATAAGCGCATCTAACGGCGCAGGTTGCGGTCATTTGACTATTGATGGTTGTACGCTGGAAGGCTTTTACGATTCACCTGCAATTTGGTTGCCTGTTGTTGTTGAAGCAAGAATTACAAACAATCATTTTGAATACGCTTCACCTCCCGCTTTTCCAATGATTCAATTTGGTGGCGGTGGCTTTCCGGGTGATGTTGCAAATGCAGTGATTCTTTCTGCCAATAGTTTTAGCGGAACATCTACTGGTGCAATTATTGAGATCAAAAACTTAATTAATTCGACAATTGAAAATAACATTTTTGGCGTAGCTCAAACTTATGTCATCAATGTTACAAACAACATGTCCAACTGTAGAGTTGCCAACAATAGTTTGATTGGTAACACGGAGATATTTTCAACAACGTCTTACGATTACATAAATTCAGTTGATTTACAAACAAATCAAAAATTAACCTATCGCGCAAATCCACTATATAGTAGTTTTGTTCAAAAGAGTAACGCTGCTTTTTCCGGTGTTCAATCTGTAAAACCTGGGAATACTGGAAGTAGCTATTACTACAATGCCTATTCCGGTACAGATTTTGGCTTGTTTGCTGTAGGTGATGCAATTTTTAATTCTGCCCCTACTCTTGGTGGATATGCAGGTTGGATATGCACTTATGCTGGATATGCTCATGTAGCTATATCTGGGACTTTGACCAGTGGTTCAAATCAAATTACAGGTGTTACGGGTGGTTTATTTGATTGGGCAATAGGCGCTAAAATTTGCACAAACACTGATGCGTTGGGCGTTCCAGCAGGAACTACTATTACAAACATCAGCGGTACTACGATCACCATTTCGACTAATGCAACAGCAAGCGGAACGGTCAGTTTGTATGGCGCAAGATTTAACAGCTTTGGTTTGATTGCCGCATAAGCATGGCTAACACCAAAATATCAGCACTGACTTCCGCTACCACGCCTTTGGCGGGTACGGAAACTTTGCCTGTTGTGCAAAGCGGGGCAACAACACAAGTATCTGTTGCCAATTTGACTGCTGGTCGTGCTGTATCTGCTGCTAGTTTAGCTTTAACTACTTCACCATTGCCATCAACTAGCGGTGGAACAGGCTCGAGTTCATCTTTTGTAAACACGGGTATTGCTTATGCGTCTAGTACAACTACGCTTAATACATCAGCAAACTTAATTTGGAACGGTACTTCATTTAAAGTTACTAGTGCGGGCAGGGCAATTTCTACTACTGGAACAAGCGTCTTATTTGCCAGCAACAGCGCAACTCACACTGTGTTTATTGGCGACAACAACTTTGCTTACTTTCAACTTGTTACGCTTGCATCACCGACTTATTTGTCTTTGCAATATAACAGCGCGGAACTTATGCGCTTTGATTCTGGTGGTAATTTAATTCCCAAAGTAGCTAATACAGGAATTAACTTTACCTCTAATACTCCCGCAGCGGGTATGACAAGCCAGTTGCTGAACTGGTATGAAGAAGGTACTTGGACACCTAACCAAGGTGGTGGATTAACAGTTGTTGGTGCATTTAGCTCAACAGGAAAATACACTCGTATTGGTAGAGAAGTTAGGATAAGTGGCACAGTCACAGGCGCAACAAGCGTTGCAGTAACTGCTGCTGGCGTTATCACAACTAATTTACCGTTTACCGTTGGCACAGCAGGGCATGGCAATGTAACTAACGCAGCTTTGACATCTTTTGCCGCAATAATTTGTACAAGCACAAACATAACTTCTGCTGGCGCAATTGCAGCCACTGGAACACTTACATTTTCAGCAACCTATTTTGTTTAAGGAATACCATGTTTGAAAAAACAACCGTTGTTGACCACATTGAAATAATGGCAGACCACACTGTTGCTGTACGCTATGTAGTAACCGTCACTAATGATAAATTGCCCTTTGCTGAACAGATCAAGGGCAACTACTTTAAACCTGGGGATGATTACAGCGCAGAAGATGCTAAAGTGCAGTCTGTTTGTGCTTTGATTCATACCCCTGAAGTGATTGCTGCTTACCAAACAGCTCAAACTCAAGAACAACTTTAAAGGATTTATATGGCAAGTACTATCTTTGTATCAGGTACAACCATTGCATCTGAATGGCTTAACACAGTAAATACTGCAGTATTTCCTACAAGTAAAACTGTAGCAACTTTACCATCAGCTACTACTTCTTTTGGATACAGATTTATTGTATCTGATGCTAATGCCACAACCTTTGCTTCAACTGTGGCTGGTGGCGGTTCTAATAAAGTTCCAGTATATAGTGATGGAACTGTTTGGCGAATTGGTTAATTAAGGATTATTAATGAGTACGTCTGGAACAACTACCTGGAAACTTCAACGAGATTCCATTATTTCAGCAGCCCTTCGCAAGTTGGCTGCTCTTTCTGGTGGAGCTACTCCAGAAACCTATCAAATTACTAATGCAACAGAAGCATTGAATGCCATGCTTAAGTCATTCCAAACTGATGGAATGCCT